TCTTTTCCATGTCGTAATTTGTCTCGTGTTGGTTTCAAAACACGGCCGGTCGCCCGGCCGTTTCCTGGTTGCCCGGCGATTAGCCGGTGATCGCGTCCGACATGACCGCGAACGAAGCGGCGTGACGGATATTGATGTCGACGGACTGCAGCGCGCGCATTTCCAGCGTGCCCGACTTGAAACCGGCGCCGTAGGGATTCAACAGAATTTCCATCGAACCCCATTCGCCGATCAGGACGTCCGACCAGTTGCCGAAATACACAGCGGACAGGTTCGAACCGGTGCCCTTCGTGAGATTCGACGGGACTTGGTTCGTGCGCGCCACGGTGTAGCCGTTGATTTCGCCCGGCGTCGTGCCGCGTTGACCGTTCGGCGCGTTCGTCCACAGGTATTGACCCGTCGTCGACTTCAGCTTCTTGAGCGCGCCGACGACCTTCGCGTTCGTCATGTACGCCAGAGAACCGATATCAGCGTCCGACGACGTAACGGCCGTTTCCAGGTCGATCAGGTTGTCGATACTGATTGCGCCGCCGTTCGTGCCGCCCACGACCGAACCGATACCCGACTGGTTGAAGACGCCCAGCGGCTGGCCGGCGGTGCCCGAACCCGTCAGCGCGGCCGAGTCGACGCCCAGCGCCATGACGCGCGCAACGTCGTTGCGGACCAGCAATTCGATATCCGGCGTCGACTGCTGAATCATTTGGCGCGTGATCTGGTTATATGCGCCGACGGTCTTCGGCGACATGCTCACCAGGTCGAACTGGCCTTCGCTTTCGGTGACGTCGGCGCCTTCCGGCGAAATCCAATACACCTGGGACGTTCCCTTCTGGCGCGGAATCGCGATATTGCCGACCAAGCCCGACAGCATGGTCGCGCCCATTTGCGTAACCATCGCCTTATGGCGAAGCATGTCGATAAACGAACCGCTCAGAAGCTGGGTCGCGACCAGGTTGTTACCCTGCGTCGAACCGTAACCCGCGCTCGCGGCGTATGCGCTCGCCGATGCCGCGCGCGTGACTTCGCCCGTCGGATCCTCGAAACGAACATTCGTCGGGAAGTAGAAGCCGACGGTTTCCTGGCCCCGCTTTGCCGACAGCGCGATCGAACATTCGCGCTCGAAACCGGCGTCTTTCCAATTGCCGTCCGCTTGTGCGCGCAGCGCGCGGACCAGCGAATACGCCTTCTTTTCCTTGTCCGTCAGGTCCAGCGCGTCGCGCTGGCCGCTTCCGACCGCGACCTGGACGGCGCCGAGCTTTTCGAGAATTGCAGCGCGGCAGGCTTCCAGCGGCTGGTCGCTTTCCGACAATTGGCGGACCAGGTCAGCCATGCCGGTAATGCCTGCGTGACGCGTGCCGAGCGCCGACAGGGTCGTCTGGCGTTCGCGTTCCGCTGCGCGCGCCGCGTCGCGTTCCTGCTTCTGCATTGCCGCGATTTCTTCCGGGGTCATTGAGTTTTCCTTGATGACGATTTTTGCGGTTTGATCCGCGGACAAGTCGCGGACTGCGACTTCGATTTCTTCGTTTGCTGCAGCGCGCCCGATGCCGACGGACGGATCCGCCGGGACCGTGACGATTGAAATTTCCGCCGGCGTCCATTTTGTCGCCGTGAAAGTCGCCGGACCGCCACGTTCGCCGGCCGTTTTGTCCATCCTCGCGACGTTGTATCCGGTCGACACATTCGTCAGGACGCCGTCGGCGACCAGGCCCATAACTTCGTCGCCGCGCGCCGTCTTCGCGAAACGGACGGTCGCGTAACCGCGGCCGTCGGCGCCGATTTCCGCCGCTTGAACGACGCCCAGGACGTCGTCGCGCTTGTGATTAAACAGAAGCGGTGCGCCGCTGTTCAGGCGCGACAAATCGCAAGCGCCGGCGCGGTGCGACAAAACTTCGTTTCCGAAGTCGCGAAGTACCGGCGCTTCACTGGAAAAAGAAAGGCGCGCGGTTCGCTGGTCGATATCGACGGTCGAACCGTCGAATTGCGCGAAGCGATACAAAAAACCCAGCTTCATATTTAACCCGGTCGCGTTGTAAATCTGACATGCGCGATTTTGTATTTTTTATAAGCGACTGTCAACAGGCCGAGTAAGAAATACAAAAGGCGCCCGCGGGCGCCGTCGTTTTTCTGCGATTACTGCCCGGAAGGTGTTGCCGTTTGATCCGTCGCGGCGACCTCTGTTTCCGTTTCCGTCCCGTTGCCGCCGTCGTCGTCGTTTTCGGCGCCGGCGGTGCTGTCAGCGTCCGCGCCGTTCTCGATTGCATCGGGATCCGTCGCGGCGCCGTCCGTCATCGTGTTAGGCGCCCGCTGCGCGATGCCCTTTTCGTTGACCTGGGAGGGGTCCGTATCCAGGACGATTCCCAATTCGCGCGCCAGTTCGACTTCGCGCTGGCGTTGCTCGAAATATTCCTCGAGCGACATATTCGAGTTTTCCTCGATCGCCTGCTCGAGCGTCATAAACCCGGACCGGACCGCGACGCGGTACGCCTGCGCTTCCTTATAAGGGTCGATCCAGCCCCAGGTCCGCGGCGACCAAATAATCTGCTCGACGTAGTCGTTCCGGTTCATTTCGAAGTACGGCAGCGTCAGCGCGCCCGACATGACCGATGCGTCCAGCCACGCCTCGAAAATGTTTTGATGAAACGCGGCGATAAACCATTGCTGAATCGTCTGCCAGTTGTCGCGGTCCGTCATCAGCGCCAGGCGCGACGACGAATAATTCGTCTGGCTATAGTCGCCCGACAGCGGCGCGTATGACTGGCCCAGGCCGGCCGCGACGCCGCGCAGCATGGAACGGATAAACGGATCGTAGGACCCGCCTGGCGACGTCGGCGCGAACGCGCGAAAGTCTTCGCCCGGCCCCAGTGCGTCGATTCGGCCCGGCTCGAAGTGCGAAACGCGCTCGCCGTTGGCGTCCGTCGTCGTCTGCGCGTCGCCGTCCGGCGTGACGATAAAACCCATCATTGACGCCTGGCCGCGCGCCTTAATGACTTCCGCTTCCTCGAATCCGCCCATATGCCGCATGCGCTGCATAGCGGTATGCATCCAGGGAATGCCGCGCGTCTGGCCCGGCCGGTCTGTGATGTACAAATGGATGATTTCGTCCGCCGGGACCTTCAGGTACTTTTCGGTCCCGTTCCCCTGGAACTGGTAGTCGCCAGGGTGCCGCGGATAGAACCAGTAAAACGTCGGCCGGCCCCATTGGTCCGACTGGACGCCCATTCGAATCTGGTCGCCGTTATCGGCCATGCCGTTATATTCGTCGATCAGTTGGTCCGACTCGATAACCTCGAGTGCGAACGGGATCCGCGACCCGCCGAACGACCGGTAGATTTTCCGGATGATAACTTCGCCGGATTCGGCCAGCGCCGTAATTGCCAGGCGTTCGATTTCCTGGAAAGACAGCGTCCCGCCAGTGTGACAGGTCGCCGCGCGCGTCCAGCGCTTCCAGGCTTTCGCCGCGGCCGTGTTCGCCGCCTCGTTCAGCTTGTCGCCGCGCAGTTGCTTGAATTTCGGTTTCAGCGCGACGCCCTTCCCGATGACGTTTAGCCGGACCTGGCGGACGGCATTTTTCGCGTAGTCGTTATCACGAACCAGCGAGCGCGAGCGATTGCGCAGCGTGCGCAGCGACCCGCGGACCTCCGCGTCCTGGGATGTGCCGAACGCGGCCCAGTCGGAATTCAGCCGATTGAACTCCGCGCCCTTATACATGCGAACGGACGACGGCGTTTCGCGCCGCGCTTCCGGTTCGACCCGGTCGGCGACAGCGAGCGCGGTCGACGGCGCCGACCGGCTGAAAAAAGGAATGCGCATATCAGAATCCCACGTAGATAGAGCGCGACTTATTCGCGCGGTTGACGCGCGCCGCGATGCGATCGCGCAGCGCGTACAGCACGTTAAGCGGCTCATTCTTCAGCGAACGGCCAGCGATGGAATATTCGGCGACGGCGCCGCCGGAAATCCGCGCAGTGATCGCCGCGCCGATCGCCGCTAGGTCCTTTTCGTCCTGGGTGCGGCCGTCGTAACCGGTCGCCGCTTGCGTCAGGTCCGGTAGGATCTCGAGCGACCCGCGGCATACCGTAATCCGACTGCCGTCGTCGCTCGTTACGAACGCCGTCCAGTAATACGTCCCGGCCGGCAGTGCGCCGGTTTGCGCCGTCGACGCGGACGAAAGGAATCCGGACCCGTCCGCGACGGCGACCAGGTCCAGACTTGCGGGGCCACGAATGGCATAGTTCAGCGTCCACAAAGGCGGCTCTAATTCGAACCCCAGTTCGTCGCGAACGCTGTCGTCGCGCCATTTAACCGAATCGCCGGCGGTGATTTGCCCTGGAATTTTCATTGCGCGTTACCAGTCGTTTACGAAATTGGACGTCCGCGCAATTGTACTTTTTACAGGGTCCGCTGGCAATTTCTTCGCGGTAAATACCGGTCCCGGCGT